CTTTTTGTTGCTCAAACTGCAACTGGTTGTTTTCGTTGAGATTCTGATAAGTCATGGGCCTAAAATAAAATTCCAAATCGCCGTGGCGCACACAGCTGGCGTAGTCTGGAGTTTTTATGCGGTCCAACAAGGATCGCAGATCCACGGTGAACTCGTGCGAGTGGTCGCAAGCTGGACACTGACTGCTGGTGTCCAGGTCATGACCGTAACTGGCCACTCGTATGCCAATCAAAATAGTGTCCACATCCATGGCCGGCACAGCCCAGGCATTGCGTATGTTGGGGCAACAGCTCTGTATCACATCCACCATGGCTGCGCCATTGAACAGGGCATCGGGTGTGCGATAAGAAATTTCGTCCACGGCGGTCATGGGCAACACCGGTAGTTCGCCGTTGGGCGGCATGTCCAGGGTGCCTGGCGGATAAAACTCGCCGTGACTGGGCAGTCTGATGTAGATCGACGGCTGTCTAAAATACTGTTTGAGCGGGTTGTTTGGAGTCATAGATTTCCTTGGTAAATATAGTTATGGCAGAATTTACCACCCCCGAAGATTTTGAAAAGTACATGGCATCGATGGAAGAGCAGTACCGAGCTGGATACATCACGGCCAAGCAGTACAACGAAGCACAAAAAGATGCCACGGCCGGCATCAAAGGTTACACCGCCACTCTTAATCAAAGTCTAGGAGCACTGGGCACCAGTCTCAATGCACTGACCAAAGACATGTACAGTGGTACCCAGGGTGTGGGCCATTACGGAAACATGTTGGAATCGGGTGCTGATGTTGTTGCAAAATACACAGAAAAATTTGGCCCAGCTGGTGTAGCCCTTGGGATGATGACCAAAGCAGCTGCAGCCTATGCAGCTGCTGCACTGAAACAGAGTGATTCGCTGTTTGATGCGTATGGCAGGATGAACAAGGTGGGCACAGTTGGTGCCACTGCCATGTCAGAAACTTTTGCACAGATGCGCCAATACGGTTACAACATTGAACAACTGGGCAACTTTACTGATTTGCTGGCTCGCAACAGCAAAAACTTCGGCACATTCAGCAAAAGCGCACTGGACGGCGCCAGACAGTTTGGCAAAGTGTCTAATTCCATACAAAATAGTCCTCTGAGACAGCAATTTTTTAGACTGGGCATGACTGTTGATGACATCAATGATGGCATTGCCGGCTACATGTTTCAACAAGGCAAGTTGGGTAAATTGCAGGGCATGACCGGCGACCAACTGCGAGATGGCACAGTAAAATATCTCACACAGTTGGACTCTCTGACCAAACTGACCGGCATGACCCGACAAGAACAAGAAGACGCTAGAGAACAGGCTCTGCAGGTCGAATCATTCTATGCCGGCTTGGCTGATTTAAAACCCGAAGCGGCCGAACAGGCCCTGCAGGCCTATACACAGGCCTTGGCCAAGGGTGGCCCCAAGGTTGCTGCAGAGATGGCTGCCAACTTCAACGGAGTAATAACCGGCTCCAGTGACTTGATGCTCAGCACCGGCGGCCAGAGCATGAAGTATTTCAGCAAAGAATTCTTTGCCCGGGGCGGAACTGCTGATCAAGCCATGGCCGGTGTGGCAGGATCAATTTCGCCTACCATGACAGAAGTGACTAAAAATCTCAATCAACTGGGCGGCGCATTTGGTCTCAATCTGCGCACCATCAATCAACTGAAAGGCGGAGTTGATCCATTGGCTGAGACGATGAACAATTTGTCGGCCAAAACCCGAGCGCAGATGGGCGGTCTAGATAAAACCACAGCGGCTCAGGCAAAAGCACGAGACTTAGAGCTAAAGCAGGCAAGAAATATGCAGAGTTTTGTACAGGCCGGAGTAGAACCAGCCACTCGAGCTTTGGCAAAATTCACAGAAATAACCGAAGACCTCATTGATAAAGTGGGGCCAGGGTCTGAGGGAAGAGTCAAGGCCCGCAAAGCACAGCGCGAAGCAGAAAAAAAACAACAGGCTGAAGTAGAAAAACAACAACAAGCAGTGCCATTGCCGTCACCGCAACAGACACCGGGCGGAAAAGGTAAACGCAGTGGTGCCCGCGAAGAGACCAGTAGGGCAGAAGAAACTGCTCCGGTCGCCGCAACTGATGTTGATAAGATTCTGGCCACAATTCGCTACAGAGAGTCTCGTGGCCAGTACACAAAAGAAAATACAGATATAGATCCAAAAACTGGGAAAAGGGTATCAACAGCTTCGGGTGCATATCAATTCATTGATTCGACATGGCAAGCAAAAACCAAGCAAGCCAAATTAGGAACAGAATACGCCCGTGCCAAAGATGCGCCCAAAGAAATTCAAGACGCTATTGCTAGACTGTATGTTGAAACCTTGCTAAAGCAAGCCGGCGGTGATGTCAGCAAAATTCCCCTTGCTTGGTATACTGGTAATATTCAAGGAAAAATAAGCGCTGATGCTCTAGCAGCCAACAAAGGAATGACTCCGGAAACATATCAAAGTAAATGGATGACAGACTACGGTAAAATGTCTAGACCAAATGCATCAACCAACGTTGCAACTCTGAGTGGCCCCACTGCCAAATACACCGCCATGGCAGACACTGTGACCAGCAACTTGACAACACAACAGCGCCAAGACCAATCGGTCAGCCAAACCAGTTCCATGCAAGAACAAAACGCCTTGTTGTTGGCACAGGTTGATCAAATGAGTGAGGTGATTAGATTATTGAAAACTCAAAACTCAACGAGTACTAAAATACTGCAAAGCACACAGTAGGTGTTGCTAAATATACAACCATGGCAGACAATCAAAACACCCGCAAACCCGGCTGGAAAAAGTATTTTCGTGTAGCAAGCGCCGGCGGACAACTGAGCCCAATTTCAGGACAAAATCAATTTGGTTTGCCCGGATATAACCGACAGACCGGCGGTGACTACACCGGCGGCACACCCAATGATTTTGCTTTTCGCAACTATGCCAGTCGTTTGCCCGAAGTGTATTCAGGGCATCCTAATCGTGTTGAACGCTACAATCAATACGAAAACATGGATCAAGATTCCGAAGTCAATGCCTGCTTGGACATCATTGCTGAATTTTCGACACAGGTCAATCCCGACAACGGCACACCGTTTGATATCAATTTCACCGACGATCCTACTGATCACGAAGTGGAAATTATCAAAAAACAACTGCAACAGTGGACCAAACTCAACAAGCTGGATCAGCGCATATTCAAACTGTTTCGCAACACCATCAAATATGGCGATCAGGTATTTGTAAGAGATCCTGAAACTTTTGAAATGATGTGGGTGGACATGGTCAAAGTGGCCCGAGTAATTGTGAACGAATCGGAAGGCAAGCGTCCTGAACAGTACGTGATCCGTGACATCAACCCCAACTTTCAAAACATGAGTGTGGCAGCAAAAACCACACAAGATTACTATGTGAGCCGCTCGGCCGGTGTCACTGGACAAACCAACTACACTGCACCCAACGGTGGTGGATCTGCTGGTACAGGTGGCGGGCAAGGGCAAAGTCGCTTTACTCAAGCCATGAACGAGACCTGTCTGGATGCCAGACATGTGGTGCACCTCAGTCTCAACGAAGGACTGGATTTCTTTTGGCCTTTTGGGCAAAGCATCCTGGAAAATATTTTCAAGGTGTACAAACAAAAAGAGTTGCTGGAAGATTCGGTGTTGATTTACCGTGTGCAACGTGCTCCTGAGCGCAGAATTTTCAAAATTGATGTGGGCAATATGCCATCGCACTTGGCCATGCAGTTTGTGGAACGGGTCAAGAACGAAATGCATCAGCGCAGAATTCCCACTACCACAGGTGGCGGTGGCAATATGATGGACGCCAGCTACAATGCCTTGAGTATCAACGAAGACTACTTTTTTCCAGTGAGTGCTGACAGCCGAGGTTCTGATGTGACTACTTTGCCTGGCGGCGCCAATCTGGGCGAAATTGACGACTTGAAGTACTTCAACAACAAAATGGCTCGCGGATTGCGTGTGCCGTCGAGCTATTTGCCCACTGGCCCAGACGATTCAGATCGTGCCATGAGTGACGGTCGAGTGGGCACTGCATTGATACAAGAATATCGATTCAATCAATACTGTATGCGTTTACAGCGTCTGATCATGCAAAAATTAGATGATGAATTCAAAATGTTCCTGCGTTGGAGAGGATTCAACATTGATGCCGGCTTATTTTCGGTGAGCCTGTGCGAGCCACAGAATTTTGCCAGCTACCGCCAAAGCGAACTGGACACTGCCCGCATCACATCATTCTCACAACTGGAACCCATACCTTACATGAGCAAGCGTTTTATGATGAAGCGTTACCTGGGGTTGACCGAAGAAGAAATTGTGGAAAATGAAAAATTGTGGGAAGAAGAACGCGGCGAACCTGAACTGGAAACCACACAGGGCCAAGACCTGCGCAGTATTGGCATTACTCCGGCCGGTCTTGAAAGCGACATTGCCACTGGTGAAGAAATGGCTGGACCCGAGGCCGGTGCTGAAGCCATGCCCAGTACTGCAACAGCCCCTGGTGCTGTGCCTGCTGCGCCCACTGCGGCACCAGGCGGTGGCGTACCAGGTGTATAAATACTGCTATGATACTGAACGAAATTTATTCCAAAGAACCGGGCGCTTATCAAGATCTTAGCCAAGACAACAGTCAGCCGCGACTGGGCAACTTGCGCAAGACTCGATTGACTCTGCGCCAGCTGAATAAATTGCGTCAGATGAACGATGTTAGAAACTACGAGTATAAAGAAAAACTCAAACAGGTAAAAAAGCAGTACGCACCGCCTGCTGCTGCTCCTGCAATGTAATATACAATAAATTACACGACTGTTACAAAAAACAGTCAAAATACCTCAATTATTGGCCTCAAATATACTAATATTACTGGTATATAGTAAATACCTAACGAGCCATAACCATTGGAGGATTATATGACTAATAAATTTGAACAGTTGATCGAATACGTGATCAACGATGACGAAGCCAAAGCCCACGAGCTTTTCCACGAAATCGTGGTTGAAAAAAGTCGCCAGATCTACGAAAACCTCATGAATGAGGAAGACGGAGAAGAGTGCGACCATTGCCACAAACCCATGCCCGACTGTGTTTGTGAAGACCTTGAAGAAACAGCCCTGGGTGGCGACCCGGCCGATGAATTGATTCAAGGTGTTGAAACCGAAGAAACAGGCATGACCGAAGACGACGATGTTGAATTCGACGACAAAGCCGAAGAAGACGGCGAAGAACTCACACACGACATGGAAAAAGACCACGATCATGACGACAGCGCAAGCGAAGAAGATCTTGAAGATCGCGTTGTGGATCTAGAAGACAAGTTAGACGAACTCATGGCTGAATTTGAAGCCATGATGGACAACGGCGAAGAAGAAGTTGACTCTGTAAACGATATTGACGGCGGCGACGCATTGGGCATGGACGACACAGACACAGCCGAGTTTGACGACGAAGCTATGATGGAAAACGTCAAACTGGATGCAGCTCCTAAGCCAGTGACAGCTGAACAAGGCAACGGCAAAGCAGGTCCTGTGGCTTTCAATTCCGGCGCCAGAGGCATGCAAGGTGCCCCAGTAAAAATGACCGGTGACACTGCACAAGGCCGCAGTGCTCCAAAGTCTGGCGATTTGCCAGAAGCTGGACAGTTTAAAAATGTACCTGGCAAAGGTGGCTCCAACGCCAAATTGTCACCAGCTACCAAGCCAGTGACATCTCAGCCAGCTGGTATCAACACCAGAACACCTTTTCCTAAAGGTTAATTCCAAGATATGGCTCGATATCTACAAGAACATCTAAGCTTCACTCAAGCACAGGCGCAAGTCTTGCTTGAGGAAGCCGCTGATGGCTCCGGACAGAAAACCATGAAGTTTGTGGGTATCTGTATTGAGGGCGGCGTTCGCAACGCCAATGAGCGAGTATATCCTGTAAATGAAATTGCCAAAGCAGTTGACACCATTAACGAGCAAATTAAAACCGGCCATTCGGTTTTGGGCGAAGTTGATCACCCTGAAGATTTAAAAATCAATTTGGATCGTGTGAGCCACATGATTGAAAAAATGTGGATGGATGGCCCTGCAGGCTACGGAAAATTAAAAATATTACCAACACCGATGGGCGAATTGGTCAAGACCATGTTGCAATCGGGTGTTAAATTAGGGGTTTCAAGTCGTGGATCAGGAAACGTCGACGACAGAACCGGACATGTCAGTGACTTTGAAATAGTCACTGTAGATGTGGTTGCTCAGCCCAGTGCTCCAAATGCATATCCCACAGCAATTTATGAAGGCCTTTTGAATCACAAAGGTGGACAAAAATTGTTGAATATGTTCAAAGATCCAGCTAAGAGCAGCAAAGCACAGAGATATGTAAAAGACGAAGTGATTCGCTTGATACATGGTCTCAAGATTGAAGGGAAATAATATGCTAGATGCTATTAAACCGTTACTAGATAGCGACCTTATCAACGAAGAAGCTCAACAACAGATCTCCGAAGCATGGGAATCCAAGTTGAACGAAGCTCGTGAACAGGTACGTGCAGAGCTCAGAGAAGAGTTTGCACAACGCTATGAGCATGACAAACAAGTGATGGTAGAAGCCCTAGATCGTATGATAACAGAAGGTCTGCAGACAGAGATCCAGCAAGTGAGAGCCGAGAAGCAATCATTGGCCGAAGATCGTGTCAAGTTCCAAGGCAAAATGAAAGAGTCAGCCACCAAGTTCAACAACTTTATGGTGACCAAACTTGCTGAAGAAATTGGCGAACTGCGCCGAGACCGCAAAACGCACAGTGAAGGTATTGAAAAGTTGGAAAACTTTGTGGTACATGCACTGGCACGTGAGATTCGAGAATTTGCACAAGACAAACAAGATGTGGTCAACACAAAAGTTCGTTTGGTGCGCGAAGCTCGCAACCAGTTGGAAACACTCAAGGCCCGATTCGTAACAGAATCTGCCAGCAAAATGTCCGCTGCTGTTAGCACACATCTTAAGGCTGAACTCAGTCAGTTGAAAGAAGACATCCAAATTGCTCGAGAGAACAATTTTGGTCGTCGTATTTTTGAAGCATACGCAACCGAATTTGGAGCCACTCACCTCAATGAGAAAGCCGAAGTTCGCAAATTGCACGATACCATTGCTTACAAAGATTCTAAACTGGCCGAAGCCATTAAATTCGCCGAGAAAGCAAAAGTTCTCGTTGAATCCAAGGAACGCGAAATACGTATCATCAAAGAATCTAACCAGCGTGACGCTGCATTAGAAGAACTGTTGTCTCCTCTAAACCGGGAAAAAGCAGAAGTGATGCGCAATTTGCTCGAAAGCGTACAGACCAAACGTCTGCAAAGCGCCTTTGAAAAGTATCTACCAGCAGTATTGGAAGATCGTTCAGTAAAAGCCCAGAAAGTGATTACTGAATCCGTATCCATTGCTACCGGTGATAAATCTGCCCGCAGTCCAGATGTAGACCAAGTTGAACAAGAAAACAACGTGATCGATCTAAAGCGTTTGGCAGGGCTGTAAACCAAAGACATAATAAAGGAGACTTAAATGTCACAAGAATTGTTAGAAAGTCGTTGGGGCGAGACCAAAGAAGCACTCTTAGAAGGCCTGCATGGTTCTAAGCGTACATCTATGTCCGTTATCCTCGAAAACACCAAAAAGTATTTGCGTGAGAACGCAAGTTCTGGTTCTACTGTATCCGGCAACATCGCTACACTTAACCGTGTGATTCTGCCAGTGATTCGACGTGTTATGCCCACCGTTATCGCTAACGAGTTGGTCGGCGTTCAGCCCATGACAGGTCCAGTTGGCCAAATCCACACTCTGCGTGTGCGTTATGCACAGAGCTTGACGGACAACTCAGCAGCCGCCACAAGCGTTGCAGCTGGTCAAGAAGCTTTGAGTCCATTCACCATTGCTACTGCTTACTCCACAGTGCCACAAGCTACCACAACAGCTACTGGCTACACTGGTAACAACACAGCAACAATGGAAGGCACAGGCGGTAAACAGATCAGCGTTCAGATCTTGAAACAAGCTGTTGAAGCTAAGACACGCAAGTTGCAAGCTCGCTGGACATTTGAATCTGCACAAGACGCACAAGCCATGCACGGCATTGACGTTGAAGCAGAAATCATGGCTGCTCTTGCACAAGAGATCACAGCTGAGATCGACCAAGAGATTCTCTTGAGCCTGAGCACATTGGCTGCTACTGAGTACACATACAACCAAGCTACTGTATCTGGTACAGCTACATTTGTTGGTGACGAACATGCCGCATTGGCAGTTTTGATCAACCGTGTTGCTAACTTGATCGCACAACGCACACGTCGTGGTGCTGGTAACTGGTGTGTGGTTAGCCCAGCAAGTTTGACAGTGTTGCAAAGTGCAACAACTTCAGCTTTTGCTCGCACCACAGAAGGCACTTTTGAAGCTCCTACAAACACCAAGTTTGTTGGTACTTTGAACGGCGCTATGCGTGTGTTTGTAAACAGCTATGCACAAGATACAGCATCTGTGTTGGTTGGTTACAAAGGTACCAGCGAAGCTGATGCCGCCGCATTCTACTGCCCATACATTCCTTTGATGAGCAGCGGTGTTGTTTTAGATCCATCAACTTTCGAACCAGTCGTATCATTCATGACCAGGTACGGATTCGTGGAATTGACAAATACTGCATCTTCGTTCGGGAATGCCGCTGACTATGTTGGCGAAATTGCTGTTCAAAACTTATCTTTCTCCTAATCAGAGAACGCAGTTTATTTTTCTCAGGGATGGGAAGAAGCAGAAAAGGGCCGCAAGGCCCTTTTTTGTTGATTATAAATATTGATATGATATCAGGAATAAAATTTTCTGGATTGATTCCGGTCAAACATCCTAGCCCAGTTGGCAATGCTGACGGTTACTATCTCACACCAGCACAAGAATTGGCTCGACGTCAACAACAGCAACAACACCAAAATAGACTGCGTCGTGCTCGTTAAATTTTATACCAGCTGAGAAATTTGTGTATTTTGTCTGTGACTGATGCCCAGTCGCCCATTTTTGGCTGGCGGAACAATCTGGCTGTGCTGTACCACGGGCTCGAATCACGGCCCAGCAACCAACGCCAGTCCAATGC